TTGCGTACTCTTCAAGTGGCACACCAAGTTTTTTTGCAATAGCTACCTGTGAGGGTGTGAGTTTCACAGTGCGGCGCCCTGATGGCGATTTTCTTACAACTCCAGCAACTTTTTGCTTCGGTCGACTTACATCCCCTCCATCGTTAAATTTATGGGGAAACTCTTTTCGGATTCTCCGATCAATTTCAGTATAATAGTCATCGTCTGCTGCGTCAATACCTTCTCTCACAAGTTGATTATGAATGTCATAAGCTGTGTAGGTCATAGCACTATCTGTTCCAAACCAATTGTTTTTCTCGGCCCACGCTACAGCTCTTGGATCAGGATCTGTCTTTTGTTGATTTTGAGGTTGTTGATTAATTACTTGCTCAACCTCTTCTTTTGGCGCACTCTCTAATGCTGCTTTTCTTTGAAGAGCTTTTGCTTTTGATACTTTTAATCTTTCATCTTCAATTGTTAAACGAGCTAGTTCTTGTTGAGCAGCCACTTGTTTTTCTACATCTTGTGCATTTATGGCAGCCTCATACGCTCTTTTTGCAAACTCTTTTTGAGTTTTAAGAGAACCTTCTCTCTCTACCAACATTGTGTCGTTTTGAACAACATTGGTTGAAGTTATTTTATCATTTTCTTCTTTTACTTTTTTTGCATAATCAATAGCTGCTTGCTCTCTTCTTTCAGCTTCGCGCATTTTTTTTGTAAGTTTATCAATACGTCTTTTTACTGAAGCAGAGTACTCTTCAAGCTCTTCTTCTTTCGATTCTTGTTTAGGTTCCTCTTGTCCAACTTCTTCAACTTGAACTTCAGGTTCAGCAGTTTGCTGTTCTACCTTTTCTTCTTTTTTATCGTCTTCTTTTAACTCCACTTCGACAGGATCGCCAGAGGTATCTATCGGGACCATTTTGTCATTTTGTGTTTGTTCTTGCATAGAGTTCTCCATGTTTATAAAATGTTAGCTGGCAATATGTCTCTTGGATCATCAACGACAGCCAGTATCTCATCTTCGTTAATAATACGCAACTCACCGCCATCAATTTTTACTCGAGATCCAGCATAGCGAGTTATTATAACCCAATCGCCCTCTTTACACCAAGGACCATCGGGGTATCTCTCTTTATCCGTATAGCATAAAGAACCAGTCTTTAATACTTTACAAATATTTGTTGTTATTTGTGATTCTTGAATTGTGTCATCGGTTAGATGAATACCTCCTTTTGTTTTCTTTTCTAATTTTAAAGGAAATAAAACTATTCTCCAGCCTACTGGCTTTGGAACTTTTTCCAATTCGTTTTTAGTTTTTTCTGCCTGTGCACCATCCCAAACATGTTTTGGCACAATTAATTTAGGTTTAGTCTTCATCATCCAGCTCCATTTTTCTTAGCAGGTCAAGGAGTTCCTGTTCTGCTTCTCTAAGACCGTGAAGTTTACCAGTCAAATACCGATAAGTATCCCAATCTTTTACATTATTACATATAGCTTCTTTTGTAGCGTCTTGTCTAGTTTTTAGTTTATCTTTAAAATAAGTAAATAAATTCTCTATGCGCATGATTTCATTTGATCCGATAATTTTTTACAGCGATTTGGAGTTTGACGATTCCATCTCGAGTCCAACATTTCTAAACTCGCGCCATTAAAATCTCGGTTCTGCAGGCATTTCCACATATTACGAAACTTGGACACGCCTGTAGGTCCAAGCTGAAACACCATCTCTGTAATGGTGTGTTGTGCAGTTGTTGGTAAATCAGTGACACTGTTGTTTTCCATAAGCGTTCTAGCTTTACCAATCGCATTGTTTAAATCTTTATCAAATACTTCTTGTAATTCTTCTTTTGTATAAGTTTTACCTTTTTCAAAATTATCATCAGGAGTAACTTTATGACCCCAGCCTATAGTGGCGAACCCTTCCGTGTCCATGTACACATGATCTCTAAACCCTTCTGATAGTTTTACAGAACCAGCTAATTCGTCGTATGTCACTTTTTTCTTATTACCTTTTGTAAAGTTCTTGCTTGTTTAGCATGTGTATTAGATGCTTTTTTTAAACCTTTAATTACCTTTTTAACAGTTTTTATTTTGCCTTTTTTCATTATTTAGCAATTCCTTTTGCCTTCTCGAAGGAGCGCATACCCGCGACGCCGAGCATTGAAGTGACTATGGCTAGTAAAGGGCCAGTCTCGATAGCAGGCGGTACAATATCCATACCTGAAAATTTTGCATACCATTCGATACACGGTGATAATATAAAAGCAAAAAATAAGG